ATCCAATGTGGATTGAGTGATTTCATTTGTCCTCCTGTATCATAGTCATTTTCATATCAGTCATTCTCATTGGTACTACAATGTCTTCATTGCATCTGCTACAGCATTGTCCATCTGCAACAGGTTGTGCATTGTGACCTTGATCCCAGTACATAACACCTTTGTCATTGTATTGTTTATCTATCTCACCCTTACATATTATACATATCATTTTTTACTCCATAGTTTCTTTACGATATGATCAGGTACAATGAGTAACCATTTAGGTTCTCCATTACCTCGTTTATACAATGCTATATCTCTCTGATCCAACACAGTAAAAGGATTTGGGAAGCCATCTTTCTTACGATACTTAACCTCCACAATATAATCTTCTCCATTTAAATTTAATACAAGATCACCTGAGTACTCACCACCCAAGCTACCTGACAATGGTTGTTTCTTTACTTTAAGATTCCATGATTTAAATAGTTTAACAAAAAAGTTTTCATGATAACTGCCTACTCTCTTGGATCTACTAACCATCTCCCTCTCCTAATGATTCTATGAATTTTATTATGTCGGCACAAAGCAACATCTTTGCATTAAGTATATCTACTTCTTTAAGTTTATCTTCAGATAATAATTTACTTTTTAATTCTATCTGCTCACCCATTACATACCAACGTATTTTATTTATTCTATCTTTATTCATTGTGGGATCTCCTCACCCATATTAGTTAGTTGTTCTTCTATCTCACTTATAGACTGCATTATGTCTAGTTCAATTCTTTTTAATGCTAACAGTTGTCCATATAGACTAGATACTTTAGTACTTTTTGTAATCATTTTGGTTAATGTGTCTTCCATTTACTTCTCCCATACGTTTTCTATTTGTGTATTTATTTGATCTGTTTGTTCAACATCTAAGTACTCACCTTCACACCATTTATCTTTAGCTTCTTCTTCTGATTTAGCTTCTATTGTAAAGTCTTCAACAAGTATTGATGATGTTCTTATTATATATTCTTTCACTTTTCTTCCTCCTCTTCATCATTATAAAACACAACGATAGAATGTATCCTATCGCTGTGTGGGTGATCGCCATTTCTTCTGCTCATTATCTTTTCATAATCAGCTTTGTCTGCATATGACCAGTTAGTATGACCTGTTACTTCTTCGCAACATTCATCTATTGCATCTGAATTATATCTGCTCATTTAAAACTCCTCATCATTTAGTTGTGCTGTTAAGTATACCTGCAATGATTCGCACCAACATAGCAGGTTGAATAGTCTTGGTTCTTTATTCTTACGTTCCCATTCGCCAAGTGTTTTGGTATCAGTACCTATGTTCATAGCTAGTTTTTCTATGCTTAGTCCTAATGCTTTTCTTTGTAGGACAAGGGTGTCTATGATTTTATTGTACTGATACTTTTGTTCAGGTGTCATTGCCAAACATTTGCTTTGCTACTGGTGAGGTCACAACAAATCGTTCTCCCTCTTTGTTCTCCATGATCCATGGGGTTCTCTTTGCTCTTGTATTAAATCCAACTAATTTAAATTCTCCATGTATTTTTGTTGGATCAATGTCAAACTGTTGTGCATACATATCCATTGCATACCTTTGATTCTTCTCTCGTATATCCAGTTCGCTGTTGCCTTGAAATGTTACGATAAGTTTAAAGGTTGCAATCTCATTGGTGTAATTACAATTACCCAGTCGCACATCATAATGAGGATCTATATCTGTTGATATAGCTTCATTAAGATGTCGTTGTAAAGCGTTTCTAATTAAACCTACGCTGCCTTTAGTAAAGAATTTCTCTGTCATATTAACCTCCATTGTTAGACAAAGTTAAGTACCTACATATCAAGGTTCTAGCTGATCATGGTGTCACCTTGATATGTAGGTTATCCCTGCAGGGAATTAGAGATATTGTTTTCGTAGTTGTTCGTCAAGCCATAACTCTTCCGAGTCATCTAATATATCAGGGTGATTCTGTTCCCACATTTTAGTTGTCTTGACTGTCATCTTGTTGACCCACCACTCAGGATCTTCAAAGCCTATGGGTAATGCAACGTCTATCATATGATTATACATAGACCTGTAGTTCTCAGGACTTGCAATCCTAGATATTTCTGTGCAAAGTTTTAGTTCTTTAGTTGTGTACTGTGCTTGTACCATTNGTGTCCTCCGTAAATATTTTACTTGTTCCTAGTAACTTAGTGAATGCAGAGTTACGTTCCACAATAGTTTTCTGTGGGTTACTTACATTCTGTGGGTGTGAGATCCAATGTGTTACTGCATTGTATAGACCCCATTTGTTACGACCAATGCTGTGGCAATAGTCACCCCAATGTTGGTTGAGATTTTGATATTGTGTTTCGTTACGATACCTGCCATCAATAGTTGGCTTTGGTGTCCAAGTTAACTTATCAAATAAAGTAACAACTTCATCATGTGTTACTGGTGTATTGTACCACTCACGATACCTGTCTTCGTTGTCACGAAACAAGTTGATGGAATGTTTGATATGCTCAAAGTTGTAATTGAATATACCATTATGTTTCTGTCTGTAGTTGGCAATCTTATCAGCAGTCGTGCAGCCATTCAAACACCATAGTCTTAGACCATCAGCAGTAATCATGACAGACCATGTGCCATTGTATGAGTTGCGAACTGATATACGAAAGCATATGTAGTCTTGCTTGGCAGGATCATCAAAGCAAATCTCTTTGAAGATAAGTTTTGCTTCCATCATTGCACCATTGTCGATCATGTTTATCTGTGTGATGTATGGTGTTTTCATACTATCAGCTATCCCAATGACTGGATCTAGTACTTGAGCATGAGTAACAGGTCTATATGATTTGGAATGATTACCAAGATACTCACTGGTATCTCTGTTGATTATCATTACACGATCATTACAGTTAATTATTTCATCATCACGCATACCTTTCATTGGTATAGTTTCTATAGGAAAAGCATAGTTAGCAGGTTTGTCGATAAGTTTAGCTATTTGTGTCATATGATTCATTGTTACCTCCGTATTTGAATCAGAATATTATTAGTGCAAGGTAGATACCATATATAAATGCACCGAATACTATATATGATAGTACTTCATGGACAATTCCCATGATGTATTTAGATTTGAAGCCTGTGTTATTAGCCTCTTTGAAATGTAGACTTAGATAACTTTAAGTTTTTCATTTGCTGCTCCTTGTTTTCTGTACCCCATACATCATTGTGTATAGGCCTGTTGTGTATATTGCTAACCATAATACGATATATAGATCGTAGTCTACAAATTCATATGTACCTATCACAGCTAGTGTTGTTAGTAATGTTCCAGTAATTATGCATAGTATATAGATCATTGTAACCTCCTTATATTTGAATGGTGATCTAAGTTGAAGTCATGTATTTGTTTGCAATGTAATATCAAACGTAAGTCTTCACGATAAATAAATATAGATATAAATATCAGTATCATTATGATCGGACCTCGTTCTCTTCTTATAGTTTGTTGATTCAATTTCATAATGTAATTCCAATTCAAGATGATCAGGTTAGTTTTAGTTGCCAAGCAATTACACGCAGGGGTTGACTAAGCCACTTTCTTAGGGTGGGTGGGTGGGCCTACTGTATAATAGATAAAAGAGGTAGAAGAATAAATCCTCTACCTCAGTATTGTTAAGCCTTTGTTTTAGCTTGGTTAGATTTCTTAATCATACCATTGAAGATCTTGTTAGCCTCTGACATTGGCATCTTGCACAGATTAGCAGGTACTTCAATACCATTGTTTTCTTCCTCAAACATGGTAACTGATTCCTCAAATGCAATCTGTTGTGAGTAAGACCTACCACTTTTCTTTGCTCTGATACTTATCAATGCATCTGTTGCAGTAGCTTTTCTCAATGTACCTGACATTGTACTACCTAGTGTAGTAGGGTTAAAGATCTTGTCGAGTTTGGCTTTATGCTTTTCAGCACCTTGCCATGACATTCCAAGTACTTCCTCGTAGAAGTCACGAAACATTAGCATCTCTCTCTCAGCATTTTCTATTGATGCCTCGTTCTGTTGGTAGATGCTTGGTCCGTCTGAGTCATCAGCATACCAATCCTTTCCGTTCTCTAACTCTTGCTCAATGGTATCTCTTCTCTTGATACCTTTGGCGTAAGAGTTCTCGGAAGTAGAGCAGTAGCCTCCAAGTCTGACTAGCAATGAAACATTCCAGAAGGGGTTGTCTTGCCCTGTGTCTGTAACTGTCTTGTCTGAGCCTGAGTATTTCTTGCTCTTTGATTCAGGCTCAAGCTCGTCATAGTTAAAGTTCTCAATCAAGAGATCAGTTATCTGAGTCTTGTTACCTTGTTGAAGTGAATCAACTGTTGCGTTTACGTTAGCTACTTGGTTGTTTTCTTGTTTAGTATTTGTCATAAGATTCTCCTNTAATGACTNGTTAAGTTTTAAGTTACATAAGAAAAAAGACCCACTCAGGGTTTTCTTGCTTAATGGCTTTGGTTCCAATATCGCTTTCGGAATTAGTCAACGCTTTGCATTTCTGAAGAGCCAAAATTCAATAATAACTAATAGCATTTTGGTGATGAAAAATGTCTGCCCAATAAATGTACTTCCATTTATTTGGACAAAGGGTTTACTTGTTCGGCCTGTTAGCAATGATTAGTTCGCCTAGCCTACAAAGATACTTGCTATAGCATATACCTGCTAGGCGATCTTAGCATTGGTTACAGGTGAAAGTGATATAAAACCCGAAGGATAATTTAGCAATAAAACTACTGAGTGTGTCCTCTCGGAATCAGCAACATTAGTATAGATACCAAAGCTACTAATTGTTTTGTTAACTTGTGCGACACAAGTTTATCATCTGAAGCAACGTCCCTTTTTTGTGTAGTAAGTAGTGAATTGAATTCTTCATCTATTCAATTCACTATGAGGGGTAAGCTACGATAACGAAGTGTAACTATGCCTTGAAGAGGAATAGTGTAACGTAGTTCTTGTAGCCTAAGAAAAAGGAAACGGACTGGAAGATGATTCAACGTTGTACCTAGTTTCGTAATATACTGCGTAGCTTATATTGCGTTACTAGAACAACGTTACGGAGTATAAAAGCATAGAACAAATCACTCTTTGTATAATATGTATAATGTTTATTTGATGTTGTCATGGCTTATATCCTACCGAATTGCAGACATAAAGAGCATGGACTTAGCATTATGTCAAAATGAATGGCTTGCTCGAAATGCCCTTGAGCATTTCAAAGCAAACATCAATTTATCCTTTTTGACATATTGAAAAGTTTATGCTCAACGCATTAGCCTAACAATATCAAGTACTTAGAAAAGCCCTTGACAAGGTATTATAAGGTGTTCCATAAAGAGGGGGTAAGGGGGTGTTTATGCTGACACAAAGAAAACTAACAAAGAAACAAACAGTATTAGTTGATACGATTGTAGCAAGTGGGTGTAGTGTTATTGAGGCATCAAGACAAGCAGGATATGCTGAAGGTGAATCAGGAAGAGTGACAGCCAGTAAGACATTGCGATTACCTCATGTACAAGAGTATATGCAAATGAGGATTAGAGAAAGTATAGGTATGAATGCTACGATAGCCTCTCGTAAGGTATTAGACCTAGCAAGTAGTGCTAAGAGTGAGTACGTTCAGCTAGAGGCAAGCAAGGACATACTGGATCGAGCAGGATACAAGCCAGTAGATAAGGCAATGCATTTAGTTAGTGGTAATATTAATGTAAGTATAGATCTGACATGATAGTTGGTGTAGTACATAGAAACGTCAGATTAGGGCTACTACTTACTATGATAAGGGGTAGGGGTTAAAAAAGTGAGAGGTCTACTCTACAACACCTCCTCAACAAACATTATTCTTTAAAAAGGTACGTTATGATTGAAATACATTTTAAATTGTTTAGACTGTTCAATAAGATTGGTAATTACTTCTATGGGAAATACTGTAGAGGACTACATGGAAAGAGAAGTAAGTAATGGCTAAGACACCTGCATGGACAAGGAAAGCAGGCAAGAATCCTAAAGGAGGGTTGAACGCAAAGGGTCGTGCTTCATATAAGAAAGGCACATTGAAAGCACCAGTTAAGAGTGGTGACAATCCTAGACGAGCTTCATTCCTAGCAAGAATGGCAGGCATGAGAGGGCCAGAGAAAGATGCTAAAGGAAAACCTACGAGATTATTATTATCGCTTCGTGCATGGGGTGCTTCAAGTAAAGCAGATGCTCGTGCAAAAGCTAGAGCAATTAGTAAAAGAAATAAGGCAAAGGCGTAACTACGAATACATTAACTTAGGAAAGGACGATACCATGCCAATGGGAAAAGGAACATACGGAACAACTAAGGGCAGACCACCTGCAAAGAAGAAGATGACAGCAAAGCAAAAGACATTGCCTGCTGCTTTACAGAAAAAGATAATGGCTAAGAAGAAAAAGTAATGGCTGTTAATGCTGCAGGTAACTATACCAAACCGACTATGAGGAAAGCTATTTTTCGTAGGATCAAAGCAGGTAGCAAAGGTGGTGGTGCAGGACAATGGTCGGCACGGAAAGCACAGATGTTAGCCAAACAATATAAAGCTAAGGGTGGAGGCTATAGATGAAGAAGCCATTAACTCCAAAACAAAAAGCAACATTAAAGAAACATAGTGTTCATCATACTTCCAAGCATATGACCAGTATGAAAAAGGATATGATGGCAGGTATGTCGTTTACGTCTTCTCATAAGAAGGCTTTGAAAAAAGTTGGTAAGTGATGGATTGGATAACTGCAGACCTAGTTACAGTCTTGCATGAGATGTCTTGGTTTGATGGAATCATTTATATTTTTTTGGGTTTAGGTATTTATGCAACTGTTAAATGGATTAATAACAAATGGCG